GAATATGTCAGAGCGCGCAGGATCTTTGGTGGACCGATCTTTATTCACCTTCATTACGATGCGCGAGTATTCACCGAAGTCGGTGATGATGACATTGTCATCTTTGGTCCTAAATACCATTTTGTCGATTATGTCGACGACGTTTCTAGGCGGGTTTAATCGTAGTGCCCGCCTAGCACTGCTACGGTAGAGACTTCTTCTTTAAGGACTTCTGCCTCTCTTGCTTTATAAGCTTGTTCGAATCCAAGTTCATAATTATCTAAGCACTGTGATTCGTTATTCCACAATCTTTTGAAATAACTTTCATAGTAGCCCTCGACAGTTTCATCTGTTTCGCTTCGCGGAATAAGATGACCTTTGACTAACCAGAACATTCGGTTGGCTTCTTTACGTTTCCATGGGCTGCACATTTTGTCACACCTTTTGTTTAAGATGTAGATATCTATAGAATGGTAGCGCGAACAGTTTGAAATTAATTTAAAAAAATGTATTTAGGGGGTTTACATTCAATGTGTAGTATGGTAGAAAGGTGTATAAGCTAATTAAGGAATCACAGATATGAAAATCACACAAGTACCACATTGGGAATACGACAACCTTGAATCACTGAACACCATTTTGTCAAATGTATGTTATCTTGGTTTTGATAATGGCTCTTGGGGAAATGACGTTTGTCCTTCTCTTGTGCTCGAAGGCGACAATGATAACGAAACATATCGTGCAATATGGGTTGACTATAAAGATCCTTCTGCGCGTGAACTTGACTTTGCCGCAGAATTCTGTGTTGCTGACTATGTTGAAGGCGAATGTACGCACAGTGTTAATTTTGACACAGTTAATGAAGTAATTGAGTATGTCACAAAATAACTATGTACATCTTGTATGTAGTATGGTAAGATACTCTAAGAAATCGAAAATAAAGGATTATATAATGAATACCGAAAACATGATGAGCTCACCAAAGACTGACGAAGAAATCTTGCGCGCAATCGGCGGCATGCTGAAAAACATCAAAGACAAAAACACAATCGACTGCTTGTTTGATATGTTTCGTGCTCAGTCTAAATTCATGGAAACTCAAATCGCTGTTACTTTCTACAAAGGTCAGAACGTACAGTTTGACGCTAAGACTCGCGGAATTATCAAAGGAATTATCACAAAGGTGAATCAAAAAACTATTGTCGTAAAATCCGGCAATTGTAATTGGAAAGTTTCACCTTCACTGCTTGAAGCCATTTAAGGCTTCAAGACGACTCTAGCGAGTGGACTTATGGTTAGTCATGGCATCTCGCTAGTCGTTAAACTATTTTAATCAGCGTCCGTGTAGAGAGAACCGGACTTAAAAGCACAAAACCCAAGGGCGCTGATTTAAGTAGTTTACAAACCATCTGAAGTATGGTATAATATAAGTATAATTCAAATCAAAGAGGAATATGAAATGGCACATGAAGTAGAAGAAATCAATGGCGTAGCTCAAATGGCTTATGCTGGTGATGTTCCATGGCACGGACTTGGAACTCCTGTGAGCAATGATCTCACACCGTTGCAAATGCAACAAAAGGCAGGACTTGACTGGTCTGTGCAAGAAGTCGAATCATTTATTGAACTTGATGGTAATCGCTTTCCGACTGGCCAAAAATCTCTTGTTCGTTCGATTGACGGTAAAATTCTTACTAACGTAGGCGAAAACTGGAAGCCAGTACAAAATGATACAGCCTTTGAATTCTTTGCTGATTTCGTAGCCGCAGGTGATATGGAGATGCACACAGCAGGTTCACTCAAAGGCGGAACAAACGTATGGGCCCTTGCAAAAGTGAAAGAGTCGTTTGATGTGTTTGGTGACGACACTGTTGAGTCGTTTCTTCTCTTTAGCAATCCACACCAGTATGGCAAAGCAGTCGATATTCGTTTCACGCCAATTCGTGTTGTGTGCAACAACACACTGACAATGAGCTTAAATCAAAATGCTCAGCGCTCTGTGAAAGTGAACCACAAGACAGAGTTTAATACAGACAAAGTCAAAGAAACACTTGGTATTGCGCACGAGAAATTTGCACAGTACAAAGAGATGGCGCAGTTTCTTGGTTCACGTAGCATATCAGCTGAATCACTTATTCAGTACTACAATGATGTCTTTCCTACAACTTCACGCTCTACAAAAGAGCGCGCACCGGTTGTTGAGTATAGCCAACTTTCTAAAGCAGCTAAAATGTGCTACGACGCACTTGACACACAACCAGGTGCTCAGTACGCGTCTGGTACATGGTGGCAAGCGTTCAACAGCGTAACTTACTACACTGACCACTTGCAAGGCAAAAACTCTGAAAACCGCTTGCACAATCAGTGGTTTGGCGAAAGTCAACTTGCCAAAGTAAAGGCAGCAAACAAAGCAGTAGAATATGCTACTGCTGCCTAAAAATTAATTTAAAAAACAGACATTTAGGGGGTTTACAGCCCCCTTTTTTTATAGTACAAAGGTGTATAAGTTAAAACAAACACAAAGGAAAGAAAATGTCAGAAGGAATGATTATTTACGCAATTTGTTGTGCAATACTAGGCATCGTTTTTATCTCACTAGGAGATGTTGTACTTGGTGCTCTTGTTGCACTATGTGGACCGCTTTGGTTAATCATACAAGCAAATGCACATCACTCTAATACAGATGATGAGGAGGATTACGAAAATGATTGATCTTTTAATCTTTGTAGGGTTTTGTTTTTTCGTTGGAGTGGGTATCGGAGCAATACTAATACAAGTCAGTGCATTGTTTTGGATGTTCTGGGATATGTTTTTTGGTAAAAAAAGTTAAATTAGGGGGTTTACAACCTCCTTTTTTTATGGTACAAAGGTGTATAAGTTAAAACAAACGTGAAGGAAAAACTCATGGACAGATGGTCTGAAGCATATGTAGGCACATACAATTATTCTAACAAAAACGAAATGCAAGAGCTCACGACGCTACGAAACACTGTTAAAATTATCAACAGATGGTCACGCGAACAAGCCGCCGAGACAGGTAAAAAAGCTACTCAGCTCTATGTTAAATGTCAAGGTCGCTCTGCGTCTGGTCAAGTAAAGCGGAGTGGCCGGTATTACTACTCAATGCCTCTTGACGTTGCTGATAGTGTTGACGCTTATATCTACGAGCGGAATGCTTACGGCTATTGAGCATCAACATCAGGGCGACATAAACCCGCTTCATGCGGGTTTATTTTTATATAAATAGCATTAAGATTACGGAGATTCTTGATGTTTACAAAGATGAATAAAACCGAGTGGAGTAAAACGAAAGCTGGTACAAATACGCTTCGTACAGATATCTTAAAAAATATCATCCGCAAAGGTTTGCCTGTCTCATCTTTTGATGGAAAAGACATTTTCATAAACAACAGTCGTGACAATCACGATGTTATTGACGCGTTTTTAGATAGCAAAGACGAAACTTTTACTGTTAAAGCTATAAACGGATCAGACGTAAATTCCTTATCGATAGGTAAGTCTGCAGTATTTGGCGGTAAAGGCCAAGGAGCTGGTGCTACCGGAAAAACCGCAGAAGGCGAGTGTTTGCAGTGCGTATATCTTTGCGCTATGCTTGCCATAGGAACACGGCATCCGTTTGCACGCTATACACCAGAGTTGCTTAAACAGTACCATGCAGACATAGATGTTGATTTACCTTTTGAAAAATATATGACGGCAGCGCCGGCATGGCACCACTCTGCATACGTATCAGCTATAGAACTTATAAACAAGGGATATGTCAACAAGACACACACCTTACATCGTGGCTCTAAGGCTATGCAAGCAATTTACGATGCACAGAAGAAAGCGTATGCTAATGATGGTAAGCGTCCGATCCAAGGTGACAAATGGAATCCAGGCGATATATGGGCAATTAAAAAAGGCTTTAATCCTCGTACCCTTAACACGTCTTCGCTCATTGCGCTCAATGGCGAAATTAAAGGCATGTTTATACAAAGGGAAATGGTAGGTATTTCTCTTAAGCAGATAGAAAAGTTAACTGACAAACCTAAGATAAGTGAATACAATTTAGACGCCACTAAATTAGACTCACATGAATTTACGCGCGCGACGCTTATTACATCAAATCGTAAAGGCGCGCAGATGTGGTCGTCAAAGGGTGGTTACTTCTTTTTTGACAGAACTCGGTACGGCGATGTGCGCGCATCTAATCAGTTTGCTACGGTAGGATTTGAATTAGCAGGCCAAGGCGCAAGAGGTGGTCGTGCAGGTAATGCAGACCTTGTTAAATGGTGTGCTCTATATTTTAAAAAGGTAATACCAACCAACGCTCAGCTCAAGGCTACGGCCAAAGCTATGGTCGGTGGTAAAAAAGAAAATTTAAATAAAGATATGTTTAAACTGTGTAAAATAATACATCCAGATCTCGATTATGATGAGTGGGTTGTTGGACTGTCAAGCGCAGCTGCACATCAAATCCACGCAAATTTAGGAGCAGCGCATATATTAGCTGCTGTCGTAGGTGGAAATAGGATGTCGCAAAGATTGTTTACATCGACGCTTGTAAACAAAGCAGCGTCTAAAGGCAATGAAAGCTCAGTATACATGAAAATAGAGAAAAAATAATGCAAAGCTTTAGTCAACATATCATTGAAAATAAAAATACACATATGACTCATATCGAAGATAAAGTTATCTACGGTGGAGTCAAAGGTACGCGTGATGCTATTAATGCCCTACGGTCTTTACGCGACATGCTTAAAGGAGAACATGATGGAAACGTTAGTGTTAAGTGGGATGGTGCACCTGCTGTTTTTGCTGGTATTGATCCGAGTGATGGCAAGTTTTTTGTTGCTAAAAAAGGGATATTCAATAGGAATCCAAAGGTCTACAAATCTGCAGCTGATGTTGATGCTGACACTTCTGGTGATCTTGCTATTAAACTTAAAGATGCTCTCGCATACTTGCCAGCCCTTGGGATTAAAGGGGTTATTCAAGGAGATTTCCTATTCGGCCGCGGAGACGTTGAGACCAATAAGATAAAAGGTGACACATATGTCACCTTCCATCCAAATACCATTGTATATGCTGTACCAGCAAATACGCCTGCTGCTGCTGATATTAAAAAGGCAAAGGTCGGAATTGTTTGGCACACTACATACGTTGGTAACTCGTTTGAAACAATGCGAGCCAAATACGGTGTAAACGTTAAAGCACTTAAAAAATCTAAAAACGTATGGTCACAGGATGCAATGCTTCGCGATTTAACAAAAGTGACAATGTCAAAAGCAGATACAGATGAAGTCAATGGATACCTTAGCGATGCCGGTAAAATCTTTAATAAGATCTCTGGTTCAACGCTCCGTACGCTTGAAGCTAACAAGCAGTTATCTAGCCTCATCGAAACCTACAATAATAGTTTTGTCCGTGCCGGAACAAGTCCAGGCGATAGTGGCCGGCACGTCGATGGACTGATTAAGTGGGTGCACGCACGATTTAAAAAAGAAATGGACAAGCGATCTACCGATAAAGGTAAAGCTGTACAACAAAAAAAATTAGACGACATACTAGCATTTTTCTCGCCACAGAACAAATCTGGATTAAAATTTATGTTTGATTTGCAAAAATTGATCGTGCTAGTGAAGTTAAAACTTATAAATATATTAAACAGATTAGCAAAGATTAAAACCTTTGTTAAGACGCGTAATGGTTATAAAGTAACAGGCGAAGAAGGCTATGTTGCGATTGATAAACTTGGTGGTGATGCTGTAAAGATAGTTGACCGTATGGAATTTTCGGCCAATAACTTTTCGCCTGATATATTAAAGGGATGGGACAAACCGGGAAGGAAGTAACTTGGCACAGCTAGGTTTTAAAGATTATATTAATGTGGACCTGAAACCAGGCGCCACAGATCAAGAAAAATATAATGCAAAGAAGCGCAAGACGTATGACGAAGCAATAGATGACGAACAAGTAGAAGCCTTGTCGTTAAAGGCTCGCCGTAAACGCCAGATGGATATGCGCAAGAATAAGAACAAATTAAAAATCGGGCGTAGCCGCGCGATGAAACGCGTCGCTAATCCTGAGCGAATCAAGAAGCGCGCGAAGAAGCAAGCTATGCGTGACATATACAAGAAGCTTGCAAAAGGTGTCCCTAAATCTGATATGACGCCGGCCAAAAAGGCAGAGCTTGAGCGCCGCGTCTCTAAAATGAAACCTCGTGTTAGCAGGATGATGAAGAAACTCATGCCGACCGTACGTGCAAGGGCTCACGGTAGATAATATTATGATAAGTAGATTTAGTCAATTTTTAGTAGAAGAAGAGCAGGTATGCTATTTTGTGTTCGGCCGGATGAATCCGCCAACAATAGGGCATGGCCGACTATTAGACGTGCTAGCTAAGCAAGCGGGCCGTAACAACTATAGAATATACCTATCACAATCCCAGAACAATAAAAAAGACCCTTTGTCATATTCTGACAAAGTTAAGTTTTGTCGTAAGATGTTTCCTCGATATGCTCGATCTATTATTATTGACAATAAAGTCAAAACACCGTTTGACGCGCTGACTGCCATTTACAATAGTGGCTGTAAAAAGGTTGTCATGGTAGCAGGCAGTGATCGTGTTGATGAGTATAAAACACGATTAAATTTGTACAACGGAAAAAAAGGCAAGCACGGTTTTTATAACTTTGAAGGCGGGATTAAGGTCGTATCAGCCGGCGCCCGTGATCCTGATGCTGAAGGCGTTGAAGGCATGAGCGCTTCTAAAATGCGGAAGTACGCCACAGACGGTGACTTTACTAAGTTTGCACAGGGTTTAGGTAAAAGTATTTCTACTGCCGATGCTCGCAAGTTGATGAACGCGGTACGCTCAGGTTTAGGCCTAAGAGAAACAACAAGTTTCCAGAACCATATTCAATTAAGCCCAGTATCAGAAAGACGTGAGCAATTTGTGAGCGGAACACTTTTTGAGCTAGGTGAAATGGTAGTTATCAAGGATACAGATGAAGTCGGTAAGATTACACTTATCGGATCTAATTATCTTATCGTCGAGTCAGGTCAGAAGAAACTGCGTAAGTGGATTCACGATGTCGAGCATCTTGAAGAAGATAATACAAAAAGCATGTATGCTGATAAACCTGACTGGGGTACAGATGCGTCTGCTCAAAAAGCAAAGCGCATGACACCCAACGAGGCCAATACAACACATAACAATTATGGTATTCCCAAGGGTGCATCGCTAAGCGACCTTGATAAAATTTACAATACCACAACTAACAAGCAGAAAAAAGAGCGGGCGCATTGGTTGCGAAACATGCGCAGAGGAGCTAATAAAAAATGAATAAACTAAAATCATTTAAAGACATTGCTCAAGAAAACGCAATGCATTTGTTAAAAAAAGAGCTTGCCAAAGAAGCTAAAAAGGCAGCAATAAATCCTTCAGACGCCGAAGAGGCAAGTGAAGAAAAAACGATGTATTGCAAAGATTGTGGTTGTGAAAAGGGTAAGCCTGATCCTGATTGCACGTGCGAAAACGATTGTAATAATTTAACTGCAGCACAATGCACTACTGAAAAATCTAAATGTAAATCTTTGAAAAAAGAAGCAGTCAACGAGTATGGCGGGCCGCACATTTCTCGTAAAGATTATCTCAAGCCTATGCCATACAAAGGCGAAAAGGTATCTGTTAAAAACGAGCTAACAATTGCTGATGTCCAAAATGCCACTGCAATGGCAAAGAAACGTCAAGACAAAGAACGTAAAGCCGGAAAGAAAAGTGTATCAACAACTGATCTTGCAGCACGTATGCCTAAAAAAGAAGCTCAAGATCCAAAGCATGTTAAGCAGGCAGTTGGCATTGCATCTGATCCTAGGTACAAGGGCGGAAATATGACAGGCGCAACTAAGGTGATTAATAAACTTTCAAAAGGTTTGTCAGATCATCCTCAAGTTAAAGCCGTATTAAAACGTCAGAACGAAGACGTCAACGAGATTTCGCAGGCAACCAAGGATCGATATGTTGCCCGCGCGTCTGGCGCAGCACAAGTCGGTGCTGTACAAAGTAAATATATGAAGGGCGACGCTAAAGACAAAAATGATAAGATGGTTGCAAAACGTCAAGCCGGAATAAAGAAAGCAGTCGGCGAAGAGATGACTATGCCAATGGGCAAAGTTTCAAAACTTCCTACATACACTAATAACAAGCAAAATGACGACAAGAAGGCTGAGATCAGAAATGATTTAAAAGCTTTACGGGGTCGACTTGCTAAATTGTCTCGCACCAAACAAGAAGCACACCTAGATTATAACCCGGCAAAGGGCGGCTACAATCAACCTAAAGACAAAGAAGTTGGTAAAAGAGTCGGCACACGTGAAGACAAACAAGTTAAGAGTGCAGACAAGCGCCCGGTCAATGTGAATGTCGATGGTAAGATTGTGACACGCATGGAACCAGTTGTAAAACGTAAAGCGGATAAAGAAGTCTCAGAGCTTTCAAATCATAAGATGAGCCAATACCGAACTAAAGCCTATGACGACGCTGGAGCAAAATGGGCAGCCGGAGATACTGATAAAGCTAAAGCAAGAGTAAAAGGCGTATCTAAAGCTACGGATAAGATGGACAAGAACAGAGTTTCTGAGCTTTCAAATCATACAATAGACTCATATAAAAAGAAGGCCAAGGTTTCGATTAATAAGGCCGCAGACACATATGATTATAAGACTGCTATGAAGCGTACGCGTGGCTTTGGTCATGTCCTTAACAAAGCCAAAAAGTCTGGAACTAATGAAGATTATAAAATCACTAAAATTTATAATCCGACAACAAGAAAATCACGAGCGGCTGGCACGAGCACGGCGACATATGCTGTTCATACCCATGATCGTAAATATTTCAAAGAGTTTCCAAATCAAAAAGACGCGGAAAAACATATGAAATCTATGGATAAGAAAAAGTAAAATGCAACCTGAAATACCAGTCTTAGATGAAGAACACAATAACTGTGGAACACCAGACTGTTGTGGCGAATGCGATACAGCGGGCAAAGGCACGGACGAAGATGATTAGATTTAAACAGTATATTGCAGAAAAAGGCGATGACGCAAAAGGCCATTTCATTCCGACTGAAAAGGGGGCTGGGATGACACCTAAGGGTGTTAAGGCATATCGCGCGAAAAATCCTGGCAGTAAGCTTAAAACTGCCGTCACAGGTAAGGTAAAAGCCGGCAGCAAAGACGCTGGCCGCCGCAAATCATTTTGCGCAAGATCAAAAGGCTGGACTGGCGAACGAGGCAAAGCTGCTCGTCGTCGGTGGAAATGCTAGGAAATACGAATTATGGAAAAGTCAGAAGGTCAACGCCTCGACCGTATAGAAGAAAAGATTGATAGGTTGTCAGAAGCACTCATAAGTATCGCGCGTTTTGAAGAAAAGCTCGAAGCCTATAACAGGTATCGTGAAGATTCTTGGAATCGTATGAATAAGTTTTCTGAAAAACTAGATAGTATCGAATTACAGGTGCAGGACAACGCACATACTGTAGCAATTATAAATAAATTATTCTGGGTAGTTATTGTAGCTATCTCAGGAGCAATAGCAGCCCAGATTTGGATGTAAGGAAAAAACAATGAAAACACAAGACATAAAAAATATGGCCCTTGCATTCCAAGCGGTCACCGAAAAGTACGGTAAGAAAAAAGAGGATGCGTATAACGACGCGCGCCCTGGTACCAAGCAGAATCAAAAAGATTTTGATAAGGCTTCTAAAATGGCAGCGCCAAAAGATAAAGTATCTTTAAAGCCTATGCCACCCGCCTTAGCTAAGAAAATGGCTAAAGACGAAGGCTATGCATCTGCTGCCCAGCGTGCAGCAGTTTGGGCAGACCGAGCCGATGGCGGCAAAGGTCATCCTGATAATAAAAAGAAGAAAAAGGCAGAGGGTTTGTGGGATAACATCCGCAAGCGCCGCGAAGCTGGTAAGCCTAAGAAGAAGCCAGGCGATAAAGGCTACCCTAAAACGCTTAACGTTGAGTCAGTCGAAGAAGCATTCGAGCCGCACATGATGTATGATCCTAAAACAGGCAAAGGATATAAGGCTGAAAAAGAAGCCGACCATCTTCGCATGAAAAAAATGGGATACACTCATGATAAGCCTGCTACTAATGAAGCCCTAAAAGGCGATCAGCATAAACTAGATCACGATAAAGACGGTGACATTGACGCGGCAGATTTTAAAGGCTTGCGCAATAAAAACAAAAAAGACAAAAAGTCTGAAATGGAAGTTAAGCCTAATCAGAAGCAAGACGATGATAAAGGTGCTGTAGCTGAAAAGGCAAAGTGCTCTTCTTCTTATAAGAAAGAGTCAACTGAGCTTGAAAATCTTGAAACTCAAGTCGAGCAGACATATCAAGGTGTTCAATCAGGCATGCGTCAAGCTATGATGCAGATGTGGGAAAAGGCCTCGCACACAGGCGGCGCGCCAGCTGAAGAGATCGATTCAAAAGATTCTCCGACTGCCAAAAAAATGAAGGCTGACCATAAGGCCGAAGTTAATGACGTTGAAGAAAAAGGTCATGTTGATGCAGCACAAGCTGGTCGCGCAGGACCATCTGCCAAAGCTCGCCCAAATGATAATATGAAAGGCGATAAGGCAATTATTAATCCAGTGAAAGGAAAGTAAATGGCAATCACACCACCTAGCTGGGCGAAGAACGCTGTGCCAACTCCAAACGGTTGGCAGGATCCTCGCTCAGGTGAATTATTGAAATCACAGCGTATTGGCCAAGCTGACATCGATGCATATAACGGAGTTACTGCTCCTGCACCGGTTGCGCCTGCGCCTACGCCCGTAGCCACAGTCGAAATTGAAGAGGAAGTAATGCAACAACTAAATGAAGCGCCTGTTAACAACACTTCGATTGATAATATGACTAAATTTCAGCTTGAAGCCCTAGGCCGAGAGTATGGTGTCGAGTTAGATCGTCGTAAATCAAAGGCCGCACTAGTAGATGAGGTCAAATCACTTACTGAATAATTGCATAAATAAGTTTGAAATATAATTTATTTGAGAACATAATGCAATTTGAAAATGTAAGCGAAAGTAACTTGTTGTTATATGCGGCAAAGAACTATCATAATCCTTTGGGCGCAAGCTCAGAGGATTTTTATGAAGATTTAAAAAGGTTTACTTACGTAAAAAGGCTAGTAAACAAATATTTGCAGACCAAGGAATTACCTGAAAGGCTGATATTAAATCATCTAATAGTAATTTTTAATATGTTTGGTATTGAAGCTGGTTGTAAAATTCTAGAACTTAAACTAGATGATGAGCACTGGCCAGTAATAAAACCATTTTTGATCTTCCTGCGCTATATCGATAATAAACAATACGCCGAACTACATATGAACAAACATGTTGTCGAGGCCCTAAGGAAGATATAATGGGTATTTTAAAGAAGTCTGCTGACTTAGTTTATACATTTAGATTTCTAAAATTACTTGTCACACCATTTGACAAGACTAAAGCCTTTGAGCTTGGTCTTATTGACGACAAGGGTAAAAAACTAAAGAAATCTGAAACATCAGCCGAAAAGGATGCGTTAACGCCGTTTATACGTATGGTATTTAATATCAAAAAATTAATACCTGCAGGTAAGATCGGATCATACGCATCAGCATTATATTTGCTTAAAGAAACATTTGGCTTGACCAATACAAGCGTTGATAAGATAATTGTCGAGTCTGGCATCGATCCATCGTCATTACTTGCCGAGCAAACCGCATGGTTTATGCTTGAAGACAAACAGCTTTCACCCGGAACATATCGCATAAATCACACAAAGGCTATCAATGCTACGTGTGAAGAAGTCGTTAATCGTAATGACAAAGTGCGGATATTAGATGACTCATATCCTATTGGCGATATTCGAGGCATCGATATATACGAAGCAATACATATAAATACTATGCAAAAGATATACGTATCATCTATGGAGCTAATTAAATGATTAACTTTAAAAACTACATAGCAGAAGACAAGGCTGGAACTTCGTTCGCTGATAAGTCAAAAAAATCTGGCATATCAACTGGTGTACTGCGCAAAGTGTACAACCGCGGTGTTGCCGCATGGAAGACAGGGCATCGTCCTGGAACTACGCCATCACAGTGGGGACACGCGCGCGTTAATGCCTTTATTGTTAAAAAGAAAAAAGGTGGCCTAAATCACGACAAGGATTTAGCTTAAAATGAAAACCCGGCAAGATCCAGATATTAAAGCGCGTGATGGCACGCAACCAAAAAACCATTATGCCGGATTGAAAAAAAAGACTAAGGTTGCGCGTGATAAACACTTTAATAAAAATAGCAAAAAGTCTGACAGTGATCCAAGCGCATATAAACCAGCGCCAGGCGATAAGACTGCTAAAACAAAAACATCGACATATACAAAACAGTATAAACAAATGTACGAAGATAAAGTTACAAAGAAACAGCTAAATTCACTTGAAGCCATACTCGATAAAGTATTTGCTAAAATCGGTATGGATGTAGAATTTACTCGTCACTTCTTAGATCGTGTCAACGATGCTCGCAACAAGACACAGATCACGCCTAAAGAATTGGCATTGCTATTTAAAAAAGAGTACATCAAATGGGGCAAGCCTATTGCTAAGATGGGCGACGACGCTGAAGGTGTTATGAAGGATTTAGAGTCTGACATAAACATACCGTTTGTACTCAACTGGAACGCCGATAAAAAAGAATTAGAAATGGTGGCCAAGACTGTTATGAGAAAAAAGAATTTTACATCCCCTGACCGTAAGTTTCCGGTAGAAAGCGTAAACGAAGGTGTTAACGATCCCGCTATATTTCATGCTGTGTTTTTAGCCGGCGGCCCGGGCTCAGGCAAATCGTTTATGGTTGGCCAAACTGCTCTGACTGCTCTTGGCTTTAGAATTATTAACTCTGACAACGCATTTGAAATGGCTATGAAGAAAGCAGGCATGGACACTACGCCTGAAAATATATTCTCGGTCAAAGGGCAAACAATACGCAAGGGTGCTGCTACACTTACTGTTAAGAAAATGGAAATAGCTTTGAAAGGTCGTCTCGGTCTTGTAATCGATGGTACAGGCAAAGATTACGCTAAGATCGCTAAGCAGGCAGCTAAGCTTCGTGCGCTTGGCTATGAAGTTGCTATGATATTTGTTAACACAGATAAGCAAACGGCTATAGATAGAGATGCCAAGCGTAAAAGAACGTTGGGCCCAGAAGTTGTAACTAAGATGTGGGCAGATGTCCAGAAGAATATAGGTAAATTTCAAAACTTATTTCGTAACAAAATGTTTGTAGTCGATAATAGCGAAGGGTCAAATTGGCAAGGCGCTACTATGGCAACATACAAACAAATTAAAAAGTGGTCTGAGAAAGAAGCATCGAACGGTATTGCTAAGAAGTGGATCGCGCAAGAGCGTAAACCCAAGCCGCCTACTGTTAGAAAAGAAGATGTTCCTGGAACCTCTACTACTTCAGTTGTGGGCGCTGGTAATAATCCTACAGGCACGGTAGTAGTTGATAGACGCCGGCGCAAAGACAAACACCCAAAGGTGCTAAAGAAATTTAGAAAGTATTTAGAAAACGATGGTTAGAATTTACGTCTTTATTTTTATTGTAGGAACCTTAGGCAGTGTTGCCTGGGGAGCTAAATGGTATTATGAAGACACACAAGCTAGACTAACACAATTAAGAGAGAATAATGTTAAATTGGTCGATGCAGCAGAAACGCTGCAAACTACAGTAGACCAACTTGAATATGATGCCGAACAATCTCAGCTCAATGTTGCTGAATTGCAGAAGAAACTTAAAAAATCTGAAGCCGGCCTTGATCGACTGAGAAAAAGATTTAGTGAAATTGATATTACGAGGGACGCATTAGCAGATCCTGCAGACCTCGAACGGAGAATTAATCGTGGCGTTGACAGACTCATACAAGACATATTTAAAGATACTGGCGGTATCACTGCTGACACTCCCACTGATGGGATGCCTGAGGAGCAATCAGGAACCGACAGTAGTAACGAAGACTGAATTCATCTATCCTAATATTCAGTTACAAGAACCACCAAAACCAGTTGACATGCCAGATGTCGAGTGGTTTGTTGTTAATGAAGAAACACTTGACGAATTTATAGAGCGCGTCAAGGCAGTTGGCGGTGTGCCTGCCTTTATTGCTATTACTCCAAAGGGCTATGAAAATCTCGCAATCGGCATTAATGATTTGCGCAGATATGTTCTACAACAGACCGAAATTATTGTGTATTACGAAAAATCTATTTCGGAAATGGGTCCTAAATAACACAATATATTGTGACAAATTGTCAAATATAGCTATATTTTGCTGTTTACAAACTTCGCGTTTTGATATATAATAGCACATATACAGAAAAGAATCATATACATTTTGGAGATTACGCTCATGCTTTTTGAGGAACAAATTGCAAGGAAGCCCGACCTATACCCGTGGACTAAACAGTTTATCGAGGCTATATGGAAAGGTTTTTGGACACCTGAAGAATTTAACTTTAGATCTGACTATTCACAATTCAAGACAGACTTAACACCAGAGGAACAACAGGTTGTTGTTAAGACGATGAGTGCAATTGGTCAAATAGAAATTGCAGTAAAATCGTTCTGGGCAGACGTAGGAAACCACTTACCTCATCCGTCAATCAAAGATCTTGGCTATGCTATGGCTAACTCTGAAGTCATACATAATATGGCTTATGAAAAGATTCTTGATGTTCTACATCTTACTCACGTATTCGAAGAAAACTTAAATGAAAAGGTCATACGTGGCCGCGTAGACTATTTGCGGAAATATAATAACAAAGTATATGATGACGACAAAAAACAGTATATCTACTCCATAATGTTGTTTACATTATTTGTTGAGAACGTATCACTGTTCAGTCAGTTTTATATTATTATGCATATGAATCGCAATAAAGCTGTAATGAAAGATTGCGCGCAGCAGGTACAGTACACACGAAATGAAGAGATGTTGCATGCTCAAGTCGGTATTAAACTAATTCAAACATTACGTGAAGAATATCCTGAGCTGTTTGATGCCGAGTTACAAGCCCGCGTTCAAGAAGAATGTATCGAAGCCCTTAAAGCAGAGAGCAAAGTAATTGACTGGATCATGGACGGATATTCTGCGCCTGGTCTTAGTGCGCCAATTCTAAAGTCGTTTATTGCTAAACGCATGGCAGAGTCAATTGACCAAATTGGATTTGACAGCAGTGAAATTGTATATGACAAAAGCTTATCAGACGAAACGTTTTGGTTTGACGAAGAATTATACGGTGCAAATATGACAGACTTCTTTCAGAAAAGGCCTGTCGAATACGCTAAAGGCCAAGGCATTAGCGCAGATGATTTATTTTAAAGGAGTATATAATGGGATTTGATTGGCTAAACGAAGACTCACGAACGTTTTTAAGTCGTGGATATATCGACGGTAATATGACCGCCGAAGAACGAGTAAGGGAAATTGCTAAAACCGCCGAAACTATTTTAGACAAAGAGGGCTTTGGCGATAAGTTTTATGACTACATGAGCCGCGGTTTTTATAGCCTGTCGTCTCCTGTATGGTCAAACTTCGGAACTAAGAAGGGATTACCTATTTCATGCAATGGTGTTTTTATTAACGACAACATGGAATCGATCCTAATGAAAAATGCAGAAGTCGGTATGCAGACTAAGTTAGGTGCCGGGACTTCTGGTTACTTTGGTGCTATTAGACCGCGCGGGCATGTAATTAACTCAGGCGGCACTGCAGATGGTCCGGTTCACTTTATGAATCTGACAGAAACGCAAGTTGATGTAGTTGCTCAGGGCTCAGTGCGCCGAGGATCTTTTGCAGCATACCTTGATATTGAATCACCAGACATTATGGAATTTCTTGAGTGCCGCGAAGAAGGTTCGACTATTATGCACCTTTCGCTTGGAGTATGCATTAGCGACGAGTGGATGAACTCAATGATCCATGGTGATAATAACAAGCGGACTGTCTGGGCGCGTATTCTACGCAAGCGGCGTGAGAGTGGTTATCCGTACTTGTTTTTCAAAGATGCAGTAAATAATAATAAGCCACAGGTTTTAAAAGACGAAGACATTACTATTTGGGCATCAAACCTTTGTTCAGAAATTTGCTTGCCATCATCCGAAGGCGAATCATTTGTGTGCAACTTGGCATCTATGAATTTGCTTACATTTGATGAGTGGGAAGAAACCGATGCAGTCGAAACTATGACTTGGTTCCTTGATGCCGTGATGGAAGAGTACATCGAAAAAACCGAAGGCATTAAGTTTATGGAGAGCGCTCGTGAATTTGCTATGAAATGGCGCGCGCTTGGTTTAGGCCAACTTGGCTGGCACTCGTACCTTCAGTCTAAAATGATTCCGTTCGAATCATTTGAAGCACATATGCTAGCGGCTAAAATCTCACGTACAATTGATGAGAAATCTCTTGAGGCTTCAAAGGAATTAGCTATAGAATATGGTGAACCTGTAGGTATGCTTGGTTATGGCGAGCGAAACCTAACTCGCACCGCTGTAGCACCTACCACGTCATCTAGTTTCATCCTAGGACAGGTAAGCCCGAGTATAGAGCCATTAGCGTCTAATTATTTCACTAAAGATTTGGCAAAGGGTAAATTTACATACCGTAACCCATATCTCAAACAGATCTTGGCAGATGCAGATAAAGATACAGACGAAGTATGGATGTCAATTCTAAAACGTGGTGGATCAGTACAGCACTTAGAGTTTCTATCGGAACATGATAAATCGGTATTTAAGACGTTTAGTGAAATTACTCCACTCGTTATTGTTCAGCAAGCTGCAGCGCGTCAAAAGCACATTGACCAAGCACAATCACTTAATACCATGATACATCCTGACGTTAGTGCTAAAGATGTTAACGCACTGATTATAGAAGGATGGAAGCTAGGCATCAAAACTTTCTATTATCAACGGTCGGCTAATCCAGCACAAGAGCTGGTGCGGGATATTATGAACTGTGCAAGTTGTGAGGCATAAATGAATACGTATTTAATAGAGTGTAGTTTTTGTGATGAAGAGAGTGAAGTAGTTAGCGAGGCAGAGCTGTCGCCAGACTACTGTCCGTTTTGCGGTAACACAGCAAATGCAATTGAGTTGGACTCAGACGAATATTGATATAGATAGCCTTATGTGGCTATATGAAAATAAAGAATTTACACTTAGCCCTGATGATCTTGAGGATTTTCAGGGCTTTGTCTATTGTATTACTGAAATTGATACCGGTAAGAAATATATCGGTAAGAAATTTTTTTGGAAACCAAAGATTTTACCTGTCACTAAGACTCGTAAACGCCGGAAGCGTACACGGGTTCCCTCTGACTGGCCTAAATATTATGGATCAAGCGCTCAGGTCAAGCTACTTGTGGAAGAGAAAGGCGAGCAAAATTACAAAAGAGAGATACTAAAACTATGTAAGACTAAAGGCACATGCTCATACTATGAAGCAAAATTACAGTTTGAGCACGACGTGTTACTCAGTGATGATTATTACAATGAATTTATTGGTTGTAAAATTCATTCAAAACATGTTCGTGTATAAATACAGTTATATAAAATGAGGTGAATGATGGTTAAACTAATTCATGAAGTGCTTGATGAAGCACGTAAGAAACGATCTAAGGCCGAGACGGTTGCTGTATTACAGCAAAACGAAACTTGGGCACTTAAAGATATTCTACGAGGATCTATGGATTCGACAGTAGAATTTGCGATCCCAGATGGTGATCCACCCTATACCCCAGGACAGGAGTATAGCGCTCCAAGAAATCTTCTCAAAGAACATAAGCGGTTTGTATACTTTGTCAAAGGTACTCGTCACGACGAGATGCCTCAATTTAAACGTGAGCGTATCTTCTTTGAAATTTTAGAAGGCATTGACCCCAACGATGCCAAGCACGTTGTCAACATGGTGAATAAAAAAGCACCAGCCGGCATTTCTCGACCCGCTGTGGAAGAAGCCTTCCCTGGGTTGTTGAAAGATACATGATGTGAAAGTGAGGAAATAAACTACAATTTAACTGTAAGGGGAACCTATGCATGTCAAAAACTCAGCTAGATAGATTAATCCAAGACTCGAACGAACTGCGATTATATGCAGATAAACTTAAAGAACGAGGAAAGGATATATTATATCAGAAAATTCTAGCTAAGCGTCAATATCTTGACAAACGTATAAATGAGGCTTTATAGTAAAAAAGGAGTTTACAATCTCCTCCGAGTATGGTACAATAAGAAGTATTCGTTATTCGGAGGAGATAATACCCTATGAACATTTTTATACTAGATCGCAATCCACACGAGGCTGCTAGGCTTCAATGCGATAAACACGTAGTAAAAATGATCGTCGAATCAGCACAGATGTTATCTACTGCACATCGCATGATTGACGGCTATCAAGAAAAACGTCCTTCAAAATCTGGCAAGACTATGGTTAAGTACTGGAAATTGCTTGACGAACGAGAAGACACTATGTACAAAGCAGTGCATGTCGGTCATCCTTGTACAGTGTGGACAATGAATAACGATAATAATTATATGTGGCACTACGATCACTTTACAGAACTATGCCGCGAATACACTTATCGATATGGCAAAGTGCATGCAACTGAAAAGCTACTTAAAAAAATGCTTTCAAAAACTCCTAATAATATCAAAGCCGGTCATAAATACGCATGTACAGCGTTTCCATTAGCTATGCAGCATGAGCCTCAATGCATGATGGATGATCCAGTTAAATCATACCAAGCGTATTATAAAACTAAGGCAGCACGGTTTAACATGGTGTGGACTAAGCGAGATGTACCGGAGTGGTTTAATGCTTGATACTCATGCACAAAACATATTTAATAAAAACATTAACATGATGGTTCCGTATTACATAATGGCTGCATATGCATATTATAAGGATGATGATCCTATATTCTCTGATGCCTTCTTTGATAACATGTCAAAGATTATGCTTGACGAATGGATGAATATATATCATTATCACAAAGACTTAATAACAATTGAAGATTTAAAGGGTGGAACTTACTTAGGCAAATATCCGTCTATTGTTAAGGGTGCACTCAAAAACCTACGTGGAGTACAAAATGAAAGACCAGTTAATTAAAGCAATGCGCATGCACGCCGAAGGTGAGCTTGAGCGCGCTAAAACTAATGTTATGGTTTATATGAATCAAAGTGTTGGTATTGGTGAACACAGCGATATTGTCGAAGCAATGCAAGAAGAGCTTGACAAAATGGCTATGCATACAGACCGAATTGAAATGCTTAATCATTTTTAAGGAGTAAGCCTATGCCTATATACAAAGTTAAACGCGCAGGTGTCGAAGACAGCACTGCATGGGAAGTAACTTGCTCTTATAGCGAGCTTACAGCTATGTGTGAAGAATACGGATTAGTCCAGGAATTATCTACGCCTAACTTTGTGTCTAGCACAGGTAATCAGATTAATAAAACTTCAGATGGTTGGAAAGATCGTCTTTCTACTATCAAGTCCCAAGCTGGCAGAAATAATTCAATTAAACTATGAAGCAAAAAAGTATTATTAAAAACAACTCGCTGCAGATTAGATATGACGATATGCTTGAGTATCCGCCTATCACAGACAATCAAGGCATTGCATATCAGGCATGGGATGATGACTGTAATTTAGTATTAACAGGCTCTGCTGGTACTGGCAAGACATTTATGGGCATGTATCTTGGATTAGAAGCAGTGCTTGATCCTGACACGCTTCAAGATCGTCTCGTCGTAATTAGGTCTATGGTACCGACGCGTGATATGGGATTTATGCCAGGAACTAGGGAAGAGAAAGAAGACGTTTACACTGCGCCATATAAGGCCATTGCTGATGAGCTGTTTAACGAAAAAGGCACATGGAACAAAGCACTAAACACAAAGAAAATCTCTTTTGAATCTACATCCTTTATACGAGGTGTGACTATAGATAATGCTGTAGTCCTCGTTGATGAGATGCAAAATTTAAATTTTCATGAGCTTGATTCTGTCATTACTCGTGTTGGCCGTAACTCAAGAATTATTTTTTCTGGCGACCATCTACAAACAGATTTTAAGTTTAATGATGATAAATCAGGAATATATAAATTCTTATCAATCGTAGAACAATTAAAGAACTTTGAAATAGTAAACTTTGGCTGGGAAGATATTGTAAGATCTGACTTTGTCCGAGACTATATCATGACCAAAGAAATGTTAAACTTATAAGGAGCAGAGATGCTGACCGAACAAGAATTAGCTAAGCTAATCCCCGGAAACAAAGACGTAGGCGCTTGGCACGAAGCCTTGGCTGCTATTATGCCAAAGTATGGCATCACATCTAAACGAAGGATCGCGCATTTTATTTCTCAGTGCGCGCATGAATCTAATAATTTTCGTAGTTTATCTGAAAATCTAAACTACAGTGAGAAGGCATTGAACGCTGTGTTTGGCCGCTATTTTGGCACAGGCGGAACCAAACGTAACGCAGCAGAATACGCACGCAACCCAGAGAAAATTGCTAATTATGTTTATCAGGACGAGTTTCGTAAATATAAAATGGGCAATGTAAATCCAGGTGACGGATGGTTGTTCCGCGGCCGCGGCCTAAAGCAACTTACCGGACGTGAAAACTATACGCGATTTGGCAAATCTGTTGGTATGACTGCAGAACAAGCAGCAAGCTATGTTGCCACACCAAAGGGTGCTGTTGAGAGTGCATGCTGGTTTTGGGATGCAAACAAGTTAAACAAGATTGCAGATACTGACGACGTGAAACGCATGACTAAGAAAATCAATGGCGGTAATATCGGACTAGCTGATCGCCAGTCTAGGTATGTGAAGGCAATGTCAGTCCTTGGTTCACCTATTGCAGTTGACGCTCTCAACGACGATGATGATGCACCAGACATCGATGATATTGGTGTATTGCGCAAAGGTTCACGTGGCGCAGGCGTTAAGATGATGCAAGAAGCATTGGGCATCGGTGCAGACGGATCGTTTGGTCCAGGCACAGAACGAGCTCTTAAGAAGTGGCAAGCAGCAAAAGGCTTAACACCTGATGGTATTGCCGGACCAAATACTTTAGAAAAACTTCTCGGTTAGGGGTTTACAAGCTGCATGTGATCTGATATAATAGATTTATATTAAGTTAGGAATCACATGCAGTTTATACACGAAAAAATCGACAAAGGCTATGACACACTTAAACGTGAGGATGGCGAAACACGTCGATATATGACACCAAACGGTGTCGCTTATCCTTCAGTCACAACAGTTACAGGTATTCTCAATGCCGACAGCATAGCGGCTTGGCGCGCTCGTGTAGGTGACGAAGAAGCAAATAAGATCGGCCATAAAGCCGCTACGCGTGGCACGGCCGTTCACAATCTAATAGAAAAATATCTACTCAATGATCCTGAGTATGGCAAGGATGTATTGCCACATGTGATGCAAAGTCTAGTCAATCTCAAGCCGATACTAGATAAACGCCTTAATAAAATCTATGAACTTGAGGTACCGCTTTATAGCGATCATCTTAAATTGGCCGGCACATGTGATTGCGCATGTGAGTTTGACGGTGTCAACAGTATTGTTGACTTTAAGACATCAAAGTGGCCAAAGAAAAAATCACTTATTTCAAACTACTTTGTACAAGCAGCCGCATATTCTATTATGTGGGAAGAGCGCACTGGCATGGCTATGCCAAATCTTGTTATTGTTATGGATGTCGATGGCGGAAGGCCTTTGACATATAAAGAACATCGTGATAATTGGACTGATAAGCTCACAGAAACTATAGCACTTTATAACAAACAGCAGAATGAACGTGCTTTATTTGGATAATAATGCGTTTAGGGGGTTTACAACCCCTTTCAAATGTGGTATAAAGACTATAGTTAAGTTAGTATGAAAGGAATATATATGATTAACAATTTAAATAAAGTCATCCTCACAGATTGTGATGGTGTCCTCATGAACTGGGAATACGCATTCCATACTTGGATGCAACATCGGGGCTATACTCCTGTGCCTGGTAATGAAAATGATTACGATATGGGCGATCGGTATGGCCTAGACAATACCACTAAACAACAAGTCGTTCGGAACTTTAACGAGTCTGCCGCAATTGGCTTCTTGCCTCCTTTACGGGACGCTATGTATTATGTAGATCTGCTTCACCGGAAGCACGGTTATACATTTCATATGATTACTTCTCTGTCAAAAGATGAGAGTGCTCAAGCTCTTCGGATCGCAAACACTAAAAAGTTGTTTGGTGATACGGCCTTTACTAAATTCATCTTTGCTGATACTGGCGAAGATAAAGATGAGGTGCTAGCGCCTTACATTGATAGCGGTTTATTTTGGATTGAAGACAAAGTAGAAAATGCCGAGCTTGGTGTTAAATACGGCCTTGAATCTCTTTTAATTGAACATGGCCATAATATGGATTGTGCTGACATTGCTCTAATGAAAAATTGGAAAGAAGTGTATGACTTTATCACTGGCTAGTCTGCTTAATCTGCGGACAGAATACGAAGCAATTATAAATCGCTATAAGATACCAAATGAGTATAAGAACAGCACTATAGATAGTGTGACATGGTTCTTAAGCCATGGCCGTAAACCGAACAGGCTTAGGCCGTCTTATATAAGAGCTGTAACTATTGCAGAAATAATTATAAGAGAATCTAAAAGGTGACATAATGAAACGCTTGATTTATCAAGTGTATGTCGGTAAAAAATCGAGGTTATACGATCATTGTATAGCCTCTGTTGCCGCATACTGTAAAGAGCATAACATCGAACATGTTATTCAAAAGCAACCAATCTTAAAAATTAAACCAGACGTCTTTGCCACAAATCGCAGTAAAGAGTCGTATGAAAAGCACGGTGGTTTTCTTCCTATTTTTGAGAAAGAAAACGCATTTACGTATTTAAAAACTTATGACTCAGTTGCTATCATTGATGCCGACATATGGATTAGACCAGGATCACCGAACATATTTGATGCGGTGCCTATGCAGTATGATTTTGGCGGAGTATTAGAACGCGATATGCCTGTCACTGCATCGTACCTTCGTAAAATAGCAAATTATTCTCGTATGCAATATGGCATGTCAAACATAAATCATTTGTTTGATTGGAAACATAAGAGCGGTGCTGGTGCAGACTTTTATAATATGGGTATGATGGTCCTCAATAAAGGTATAACTACTCATACACGTAACCAGACACCTATGCAGTTTCTTAACCGTCCAGAGTTTAAAGCGTTTGTGGATGGCGTTGGCAATTGGAAATGGTCAACCGATCAAACGTTGCTTAACGTATGGGTAAAGGAATCTAAAATGATGACAAAGAACTTATCATTTGAATGGAACGGTTTGTTTTCTGCAATCGACGCAAGGAAAATCAAAGAGTGTAATTTTGTGCACTTTTTCTTAAAAGATAAACTTCCGTTGCGCGGCGAAAACGTACAGGAGCTCATGTCATATGTTGATTAATAAAAAGATCTTTGTGCATATACCTAAGAACGCAGGTATGACTATCAGGCATAGTGTATTTTTAAAAGACAAGATCTTAGTCAATAATCAGAACACTCATAAGAGTCGAGAGTATACACAAGAACTTTTAGATACAATGGCGATGACCGGAGATCACCATGGCATTGAACACGCACGATGGAAGGATCTAAATCCAGACTACACTAAACAATTTGGCGCCTTTGCTGTTATCCGTAACCCGTGGGATCGTGTAGTGTCTCGCTATTTCTTTGCCAAAAAGGTTATTGAGGTAGAGAGAAAGGTAGATGCAAGTTATGCAGATGTTTCGTCGTTTGAAGCGTTTTTGGAAGAACGTCATAAATGGGGCAATCACCCTTTTATGTGGCACCGTGCGATTCGAGGATGGTATCCTGCTCTTAATCATGTTACTGATGACACTGGGACTGTTAGGTGTGATATAATTAGATTTGAGCAATTAAATGCTGATCTAATAAAATACTTTAACATCCCGCAAATGTCACGTGCACGGAACGTTACAGCCTTAAACGAAGGATCCTATCGGGACATGTACAACGCCGATACAGCTAATATTGTTGGCGACTGGTATAAAGAAGACATTGATTATTTTGGCTATGATTTTGGAACTGGGCCAAGCAAGAATTATTGGAGATTAGATAATGAGTGAATTAGGAGATTTATTTAATAAGTACGGATGCGATAAGACACGTAAACATCAGTACGATCGTGTGTATGCACCAGTGCTCGATACAATGATGAATAAACGAATCAACGTCTTAGAAGTTGGTGTATTCAATGGACATAGTACCGAAGCATTTCTTCAGTATTTGCCTATGGCACATATGTACGGATTAGATATTTTTACTCGGACTCGCGCTGAAGATTTGCCGTGCTATACATTTCAGCGGGCAGACTGGATCAAGGCAAGTAGCACTGATCCTTCAATTGGTAGGCAACTCAAAGAAAAATGGGGCAACATCAAGTTCGATGTAATCATTGACGATGGCTTGCACACGCCTAAGGCTAACATGCAGACATTTAATAATCTGTCGCCGTTTTTGGCAGATGACGGTGTTTACTTTATTGAAGATGTATTTCCGATGGAAATAATGACGCAAAAAGAATTATCAATTGATTGGTTAATGCGTTATCCTGATCGATACAACCACTTAGATAATAATATGTTTCTTAGTGCACTAGACAAATCTAATATGAAAATTAAACGCCACGATCAGCGGAAACTGACTAAACAGCCAGACAGTTATATAGTAGAGCTAAGAAAATGAGAGCCTATGTCATAACGGTATTCCAAAATGACATGTCAGAAACCGCGGCAGAAGTGGCTATCAAGTCATCAGCTGATGTTGGCAATGAGTTTAGTATTCGTAAATTTTACGGGACTAGACCAGACGACGCTCAAGAAGAATTAAAGCAAGAGGGTTTGCAATGGACATATCCGTGGGAAGGCAGTCGTATGGATATGGATACTGGGCTAACACTCAGTGCATATCGTACAGCTGATCCTAGAAAGCGGATTGCTTGCTTTATGAGTCACTACAAAATATGGAAACGATGTGTCGATATTAATGAGCCTGTTGTGGTTTTAGAACACGATGCTTTATGTATAAAAAAGTTTCCGCTCACCCATCAATTCTTTACTGCGCCTAAAACAGGTGTTTTAGGTATTAATTCACCGCTAGGCGCAACTCGTAGAGCAGGCATGTTTCATGAAAATATTCAGAACTCTAAAAACCTGCCGCATAACAAAGACAAACAATGTCTAACAATCCCGAGAGTCGATCAGTATGATGTGCCACAAGGACTAGCCGGAAACAGCGCATATATAATCAAACCAGCCTACGCAGAGATGATTTTAAAAAAGATCAAGCGGATAGGTGCATGGCCAAATGACGCGTTGTTATGCTACCAGAATTTTTCTTTTCTTCGTGTCAGCAATGAATATTATACAAGGGTGCAAGGCTTGCCAAGTACAACTACATTATGAAACATTATGTCATCACAATAGAAGATAATCCAAAATCAGTTAAGGCTGCTGAACGGTGCATCAAATCAGGCTATCAGCATGGCGGCATCCAAGTACACAAATGGAAAGCAACTACTCCGGCCGATGATATACAATCTATGATAAAGAACTTTGGCATCAACATGACAGCTATGAACGAGATTTATTCTCGTACACCAAATTGCATGGCAGCGTTCTTATCACATTTTAGCCTTTGGAAAGAATCAGTAGACACAAATCAGGAAATAACTATATTCGAGCATGATGCAGTCTGCGTACAGAATATTCCTACAGTTATTAAGTATAACGGCTGCGTATCACTTGGCGCGCCGTCGTACGGTAAGTTTAATACGCCAACGTCTTTTGGTGTAGTGCCGTTGCAGTCTAAAAGATATTTTCCAGGAGCGCATGCATACCGAGTAAATCCGGGAGGCGCATCAATATTGATACAGCAAGCTATTATGCAGGCGCGCCCGACTGATGTGTTTCTTAATATAGATACATTTCCGTTTTTGCAAGAATTTTATCCATGGCCTGTGATGGCCAAAGACACCTTCACGACTATCCAGAAGTCAGAAGGTTGCCAAGCCAAACATAACTATAACGCTAACTATGAGATAATTGATGTCTAAACCAGATTTAAGTCAGTGCGTACTAACAGGGTGCGATAGAGAAGCCGAGTGGATGTTACCTTGGTTTATTAAAAACTATCATAGGCATAACGACATGCCCTTGTCTGTCATTAACTTTGGCATGTCACCTTCAATGTTAGAGTGGCTTGAAACGCAGGTTAATTCTATCGGGCACCTTGAAACCCATACTGGTCAGCCTACTTGGTTCAAAAAACCTGGAGCAATGCTTAATTCACCCTATAAGCGTACAGTGTGGATCGATGTGGACTGTGAAATACTTGGTAACATTTCTGGCATATGGAAACATTGCATGCCACAGAAACTCAACATGTGTCTTGATAAACCTTGGACAAAGCGCGCTGGTGAAGAGTGGTACAACTCAGGCGTAGTTGCGTATCAAGGCAAGCCAGACATTTTAAACAATTGGGCTCGCAAATGCTTTGAAAATCCTACGCAACGCGGGGATCAAGAAGAACTACACTACATGTTAGATCCGCTTCAAAAAGCTATATACATAAACCAGCTGCCGCCACAATATAATTATTTACGACTAGACGCTGTTGACGGCAACAAAGTAAAGAATATCCTTATTAAGCATCACACTGGTGCTAAAGGAAAAGAGATTATTAGAGGTTTGATGAATGAGTAAAGTAGCCCACATTATTGGCAATGGTGACAGTCATCGCTTTTACAAACCGGCTAAGGGATTAAAGCTTACGTGTAATCTGCCGCCAATGGCAGTTGATAACGTGTATGCCACGGCTATTGTGGATTTTAAAATGTGTCGAGCTCTGACCGAAGGCAGTGTTAATCTCAACGCATATGAGTGGGTTATGGGCGCACGTCCTAAAAAGTTTACAGAAATGAATCCTCAGTTTCATATGCGTTTTGCACGGAACATTAAGGATTTTTATCTTGATTTACCCAGATATGCTAACAATTATACTGATTTTAACTGTGGTCACATGTGTACACACTACACAGCTAATCGACTCAATTGCGATGAAATACACATGTATGGCTTTGATTCTATATTTGATTTTAATCTGGTATCCACAACTGATTTCGTATTAAACTCTGAACGCGACGCATTTAACACACATCGATTAGCACAAAACTGGCGGCCAATTTGGGAAGGCTTATTCCGTGAATTTCCCAAGACTCAATTTGTGGTGTACCATATGCATGGTAAACCTAAGATTAGTTTACCTGATAATGTTGAAGTAATTCCAGGAAAGTTAAAATAAGGGGTTTACAATGCAAATCATTTGTGGTAGATTATTCTTATGATGGAAATAGATTTTACAGGTCACAAAGGCAGTCGCCTTGAGAAAACAATAGCTGCCGCTGCGCATTTTACAAAGCAACAGTTGTTTCCAAGACATCGTAACGTCTCTGTGACGTTTGAATTAATCAAAACTCTTAGATCTAAAGAAGGTGTACATGGCGATGTCATGGACGATGAAGATCGTGAGTTTACGATTAGAGTAGACACTTCACAATCTGAACAAGATTTAGTGGCTACAGTGATACACGAAATGGTTCACGTTTATCAATATGTGACTAAGCGTATGGAACAAAGATGGTCGCATGAGATCATTTTTGAGAAGCGCGCTTACTCGCATGACGTCGAATATTGTAATCGGCCATGGGAAATAGAAGCGCATGCTTTAGAGCGCGATCTAGTTGCGCTTTTTTATAAATACTAATGATAGAAATTATAAACGGAAGCATGAATGGATGACGCCGAGCGACGCCTTTGGGAGGCGCAGCTTGATGACCCGCATGATACAGTTACAGATATTACAGCATGGATAAGGTACGTACATAATGAATCAACGGCAAGAGAGATACCACGAGTGGATCCTCAGAAAACTGAGAGAAGACCGCGAGACGGTTTGTGATAATACGGTCACAACAGATAAAAAAAGTGAAAATAAAGCAAATTAGCTATTTACATTGTAGATCACATATGGTATAACAGTTATATCAACGGAGATTAATAATGCAAAAAACTGATGACTTTACATGGGACGGCCAACTTGATCTGATCTCAGATCTACATAAAGACGTGTTTGGCTTTCGTCCAGGTGCGACTTATTTAGAAGCATTTTGGTCGCTAACTGAGTCTGGACAGCAAAATGTCTATGACGACTTATGCGCTCAACTCGAGCAAAATCAACAAGAAGAAAAAGTTCAAGAGCAAGCTGCTGTTGAAGAATTCCAAGCGCGTATTGAAGACGTGATTGGTCTTGGCGCAGGCAATCGTTTGACCGCGCTTAGTTGGATTACTGGACAAGAAAAGTTTTATCACAGTCAAGACGTCGAAAGCTTTGTTTGGGAACAAGGTATTCTATTTACTGACTATGGCAAAAAGCTTGTCAAAGAACTATTAACAATTGTAAAATATGAAGTGGACTATGTATAATGTGGTATGTTGAAGTTATTGAGAGCTGGACCAATCAACAGGTTCAGATATGGGAATGTCTGACACGGCAACAGTCTCGCGAAATCCACCGGCAGTTTTCACAGAGTGGTGCCGCAATGGTGCGGTCAGGTGTGATGCAATGACCAGTGGAATCAGTGAAGTTGATATTTGGGGAATGGCCGAGACCGAAGAGCAAAAAGAGTACTTTGGTGTAAAGCGGTTAGGTTTTATGGTGCCTGAGCAAACTGAAGAACCTGCAGCGCTCATAGAGCAAGAACATGATGGTATGGAGATAATATTTTGAGCACTCTTAAAGTATGGTCGTATGGACTGTTTATTGGTTTAATCGCCGCTAATGTAGCAAATATACTACATAAACATTTTTTTATCACAAATGCATTTTAGGGGTTTACAAACCCCTTTAAACGTAGTATAAAGGTGTATAACAAATAAGGAATACACATGACTACTCAAACAATTCAAATTGACATCGATCATAATTCACTCGACACTACTCCTGCTGTCGCCAAACAATATGACTTACAATTTACACTTGTCAAACTTGATGGCCCTGCTGGCGGTAATCCTCTTATTGAATTAACTGGCACTACTCAAAAACTTATTTCGTTTCTCACTACACACTATTGTGATGCCGATGATGTCAGCCTATACTTAAACTAAGGTTTTTATTATGACAATGCATCTTGTGCGAGGCATGTCCTCGCTTAACACTAAAAAACGTAAGACTCGTAGTAATTCTAAGTCTCTTGCAAAAGCACGATTAGAGCACGAAAAGTTTCTTAAAAGGGTTGGCTACAAAGGTACTGGTAAAGAGCATCGCTCTAACATACCTGATTACACGGTGGATAAAAATGCACCACCAACGTCCAATGTCATTTGTTCTAATGGCATAGCTAAGGATCGTAAAATTTACACCGGCGATGAAATTGCAGGTATTGTCACTACACATAAGTCTAATCTTATGCCTATACGTAAAGACAATAAACAAGCCGCAATTGACGCAGCAAATATGCGAAGGTGACATAAATAACTATGTACAACGCAGCAGAAATGTGGTAGTATGTAGTTAAATCCTAGACACGTGATCTCGTACGAGGTGCTCTAGGTCGGTGTAAGCGTTGGTACCGTTGTAAAACCCAACCGGTTGATGCACACGTTAAGTGCATATGTAGCGAGGCCGCTCTGCAGTAAGCGGCCTCGTGAATTTACAACTGCAATATAATACGGAGGAAATACAAGTGCAAACAACACGTTCTGAACGTATCGCAAAATCCGGCGCGGCAAGACAACGTCGTAGAGATTTAAAAGATATTTTAGCTGGTAAGACACTCAGACTATTTTCAAAAGCAAGAAAACTCCGACGAAAAAAATCTAAGTCAATAAACTAAAAACTAGTATCTGCATAGGAGAGAATATTATGAAACTGATTACAACTACATTGACGGCAATTGCTATTGCACTGCCGGCTTATGCGGATACTGTTAGAGCTACAGTGTCGCGAATCGATCCAATTTATCATAACACTACAGTCAACACACCGCGTAACATTTGTCAGAATGTTGAAGTTCCTATTTACGGCACTGTCCAAGGTGGTGGTGCTACTGGTGGTGACGTTCTTGGAGGTATGATTCTTGGAGCGTTGCTTGGTAAAGGTGTATCTGGAAACGATAAAGGCGCTGGTGCAGGCGCAGTCTTTGGCGGTATTATTGCTGCAGATAAAGCGAATAAATCTCGTCAAGTAGTTACTGGCTATCGCTCGGAACAGCAATGCCAAACAGTGTATGAATCGCACACTGCGCAGACACTAAAACATTACAAAATATGGTTTACATGGAACGGCCACGAAGGTACTGCCATGACTTATAATAAATACCAGGTAGGAAATCGTATTCCTGTGGAAGTTTCACTAAGGGCAAAATAATGTCAGATATGTTTGATTTTGGCTTTACGGCCGTAAACGAAGATGAACTTGAAGCAGTACAAACAGCAGCGTCAGCTGCCGGAACTGTTGAAGATCGTCTTGATGCGTTGTACAATGCTATTGTACCACTGCTTAATAATCTTAAAGCTAACCCACAAAAAGATTATATTTTGTGGCCAAACCGCCTTGCAAAGGTAGAAGAGTTTGAAACCCACTTAACTAAAATTTATAAGGGTAGCTAATGATTAAATGGATTAAAGCCGCGTATTATTCTTGGCTAGCTAAAAAAGAATCGGATGTCCCAAAATATTTGGGAGGCAAGACAAATGTTTAGCGCAATAATATTAGGATGTATCATAGAAACTCAAGCGCCAACATGTAAGGTTATGGCATTTCCAAGCCCATTGCCTACGATAGATGTGTGCCTAGAAAGTTTAAGCGCAGGTATGCGCCTGGCTGAATCAAACGGATGGACTGTCGTAGGATACACCTGCTACAATTGGAACGACGGCAAAGATCTTAAGGATCTATTGTAGGTTTCTGTTCCTCTGGTATTCGCAATACTTTATGGGCAAACCATTTTAGTATCCTCTTAATAGTGCCTACAAGCCACTCGTTAAACAAATGCCTAAATATTCTTACAACTATTAGTATAGGCGAATACAGCACATCAAACACGATAAGCAGAACATCGACAACCAGGTCGATCATGCTATCGACGTGCCACAGATCCCTTAGTTTTTTATGTATTTTAGCTCTTGTCTTCTTAAACATTAGTCATTTAACGGATTATCAAGGGCCTCTTCGATCCTCTCAATAACGTTCTTTTTTAAATCAGCCATAGCTTCGTTTAGATCTTTAACCGTAGCCTTCATTGTATCGCGTGTGTCCTTCTCAGACACGCGCATTGTTGTTTCTACATCTCGCAGGGTTTGGCCTGTCTCAGATCTTATTTCACCCATGGTATCGCGAATCTTTTCTAACTCATCGTCAAGCTCTTTTGCCATAGCTTCTAATTCTTCTTGAGCTGCCTTTAATTCGTCTTCGGCTTCGCGAAGTTGCTGTTTAGTTTTGTCTTCAAATTTTTCGATAGTGTTTTCTGTCTTTTCTTCAAAATGTTCAACAGTGCCTTCGACGTGATCTTTAGATGCTTCTACTTTAGCCTTCAGTTTATCTAAGCCAACATCTATCCTACTGATATCACCTTTAAGGTCGTTCTTAATGTCCCGTGTATATCCTATTGCTTCGTCAAGTTTTATTTCTATTTCGTTATTGCGTGCATCAATCGCATCTGTATCAATATTTGTAATTATTTCTTTCATGTCCATATAATCTTTATAGACTTCAAAGCCTCCCCATGCAGCACCGCCGAGTGTAGATAGCGCAGTTAGAACTGCAAACATCTTACCGCCTGTAAATTTTACTCCGCCAAACTCTACCTCGGCCATACTGTTCTCCTAAAGTGTGACTATGCCTTCAGCAATAAGTCGTTCTCTGTTTGACATATGTGCAGCATGCACATCGTCTTTGTTCTGGCCCTCGTACAATACAGCATGACCTTCTGCAATCATAATATCTGTAACCATTTGACCGTCTTCTGTTATAAAGTCGCCCAGTATTCGGCCGAATTTACCTTTCATATCCTCACCCTTTTTAGAGACCATAGTCTTTAATATAGGCTTAGGACCAAGAAGCTCGGTTAGCCTTTGCTTTGCAGCAAGGCCAAAAACCTTCTCAGTTTTGTCAGATGTTCTTGACTCCGGTGTGTCTATACCCATGATGCGAACTCGCTCATTGTGTAACCACGTACCAAAACCCAGATCAATATCTACGTCGACAGTATCACCGTCGACGATCTTGACGATTGTAGATCTATATTCATACATCTATTTGTAGTCCTGATCTACACTAATAGATTTGCTAGCATATGCCTGAGTACCATAAAACGCAGCAACAATTGCAGCAACCGATACAAAATATGTCGGCGCCATGTTACCTAAAATAGTACCGGCATCTTCAAGTCCAAACGCACTTGCAATGACTACTGCAAACGGATAGAGTAGCATCCCAAACAAGGCGAACCATGCCATGTTGCGCTGTGCATCTTGCTTTTTATCTTCATTCTCAACTTGTATCATATGTTCGGCTTTTGCCATTTCCTCATCTGTCACTTCTCCATCACCATCTAAATCATATGCTGCATACTTAGAACCTGGTTCTAAAGTTTTCTTAGCGGCCATGTTAATTCCTCTCGTACTGCTGCCGTACCATAGCGCGATGCTTTTCATCGGATGCGCCGTTAAAGAAACGAGCAGCTGGGTTATCGTAATTTTCTTGCCCGCCATATATCTCTTTTGACTGATAGAATTGACCATCAGGCATTTGCTGAGATTGATAGGCCCGAAACTTGGGATTATAACCAAGTAATGCCGCTTGGGCATCCTCACTCTCATCACCAGATAATGCCTGTTCAACTAACACGTCTTCTTCGGCATTCTGCTCTTCAAAACTTACTTGCTCTTCTTCAGATTGTTCTATCTGAATATCTGCATTTTTATTTAAAGCCGACTGAAATACTTGGTCTATCGCCAAGTCTAAAGCAGCTATTTCAAATGAATCAACCGTAATTTCAATAACAATTTCATCTGTATCAATAGCACCGTTTGCTGTTGATCCGAAGCCATCAGACTGATTCGTATTATTTATCATTTGAGCGTTATTGAGACTACTCAATTCAGTATTAATCTTGCCATAATTATCTACGATTAAAGAACTGCCATTTCCTTGATCTGAGCCAAATTGGTTGTTGCTTATATCATTTTGTAAAAGATCACTGCCTGTTTGTTGATCGTTAAATGCAGACTCAGAATTTAAAACAGAATTGTTAGTTTGATTTAATGTATTTGATATATTAATATTGGCTTGGGCCAAAGCACCGCTTACTGCGTCTTGTGCAATTGAAAGGGGGTTTATCGTGACGTTTGAAACAAGTGGTGCTTCTGTTATTTCTGTTATAACATCTGTTATAACTTCAACAGTTTCTTCTACAATGACCTCTTGAATCGGCTCTACTACAACAGTCTCAACACTTACTATCACAGGTTCTTCTGCTATAGGTGCTTCTGTGATCTGCGTTATTTCGTCGATGAATGCAACTTCTTCTTCAACAGGCACAACCTCTATCGAAGTTGTTTCAGCAATTTGTGCAATGATTTCGTCTTGTTGCCTTACTAGTGCATCAGCGTATCCAGGGCATGTGGCATCTAAAAGTGGATCAGTACAATCTTGTGTTATGATAGGATCTACCACTAAAATACTGTAAATGCCGGCTTCTCTAAACTCAGACCCATAATACCCTGCTGAGCCAGCAGCGTCTTTACCTTCTACCTCTAATGTAATTGTGTCAATTTTGTCGCCAGTTATAAATGGTTCATACCAATACATGCCGTACTTGAGCTGCCAGTCATTTATTGGTTTACTGTAATCAAACTCTTTTTCGTCTAACACATTGCCGCTAGGATCTTTAACTATAACTCGTACATATAATGGATCTTGCGCTGCGGTTTGCATCTCACTATCGTCCATGGCATTATAATTTTTAACTTTCCACTGATACCTGTAGCCTACGACCGTGATGCCAGCAATCTTTAATGCCTCGGCAATAGCATCTTGTGTTTGAGATACAATAGTATTGCCACTACTAAAACGAATCGCGCCTTTGCCGTTAGAGCCAACGTTAGCACATCCACCCGCAGCTTGGCCTCCCCAAGAGCCGTCGCCGCCTGTAACATTCAAACAACCTGACGTTGCTGAAAATTCTGTAGGGCTGTTGTCTATGATCTGATCCATATACGCTTTACCTTCATCCATCTGATTAATATCACCTGGAGATCCATAAAGAATACTTTGATCGATATCATCTTGGCCCAGATCACCGTCGTAGGTATATGTAGATCCGTTTGTTGCTTGAGCGTTACAGCAAGAGAAGCAAAAGAAGAAGACCACCGCCGAGAATAGCGTTAGTTTTAACATTTGGCTGATGTCCTTTTACTGGTAATTCTTCTGGACTATTATCCCATTTAGCTTGAGCTTCTGCACCAATAGAACCTCTAAACGGGCATGGTGTGCCGGCCATCTCCATAGCTTTAAACACAGATTGATCTTGACACATCAATGACACTGCTGCGACTTTCATCCCCATATTATAGAGGGTTTTTGAATTTTTTAGTCGTTCACAGTTCATATCTCTGACATGCCCACCGCCTGACGCACCGAATATTTGGGTTTGAACTGCAGCAGAGTAAGTTACAGTACACGTATCATTTCCGCCACCCATAATTGTAGGAGCTATAGCAGAAGGCGGCGCAGTAATAATTTCTTGAGTTATATTGCTGTCATTAGTATTATTATTATTGTTGTTGTTAGTATTGCTACTAGTAGAATTTACTGTGCTATTATTAGTATTGTTATTAGTATTAGTATTGGTATTAGTGTTGGTATTAGTGTTAGTATTATTAGAAGTAATGTTGCTTGTAGAATTAACAGTTTGGTCGATTGTGCTGTCTGTCGTTTGATCTACTGTCTGATCTACTGTGCTATTTGTTGTTTGAGTCACCGTACTATTATTAGTATTTGTATTGGTATTTGTATTATTATTAGTATTTGTATTAGCACTAGTTGAACTCACTGTCGTGTTGTTTGTATTAGTATTATTGTTTGTGTTGGTGCTAGTAACAGTGCTATTATTAGTATTATTGTTATTATTAGTGTTAGTCGAAGTTACGGTGCTAGTATTAGTATTTGTATTATCAGTAGTAATATCACTAGTTGTAGTATTAGTAGTTGTGCTGTCAGTTTCAACATAGCTAGTAGAATCAAATTTACCGTCGGCGTCATCTGTCACTTCGCCATAGGTAGGTGCTGCTGCAAGCAAGGCAGCGACTATTAAATATCTACGCATAGGTATAGTTTCCTTATATCCATTCGGTACTATTTATAATCGCGTGTCCATTTTCTGACAGTATAAATAACCATATGGACGATTATGATAATAAAACAGAAGAAGATGTTTTTTTCGAAACATTTGATAGGATTTGGCCGGCGGCTGAACCTCTTACATTATCAGAAGAACTTGACAACATAATTTATGAAAAGGTCAAAGACGCATTAATAAAATTTGATTGGAACAAGAGTAAGGCAAGCGCTGCAATAGGTTTGAAACGCACTACGTTTATTGCAAAATGTAAGAAATTTAATTTGTAGTTCCAGGATCTTCGATCCACAAGCAGTCAATAGATTCACCGCTCTTAGTTACAAGTATGCTGGCTTTAACTAATTGTTCTCCACATTCTTTTTCAGTTAAATGTGTTCCTAAATGATAGTATTTCATATCACCAGCATTATTCAATGCTAACCAAATTAATATCCACATGCTACCACTTCCCTTGTTCTGCCCCAATAAAATATATAATTGCGCCACTAATAGCGAACAATGTTAAAATCAAAGCAGTGCCAATTATTATATTAATTATTTTTTCTTTTTGCTCTTGAGCAGCATATACAGCTTCCTTTTGCTGTTTACGCATTTGAACTTCGGTACGAACAATTTCGTCCCAGGCGCTTGGTCCGTATGATGCACTGATATAACTACGTAATTCTTCGCGCATTTCTTTTGCTTTTTGCTTATGTCCCCACACTTCCAATGCGTTTTGTTCTATGTTTGATGCGCCAAACAACTTTTTTAACATCGGAGGATTTTCTGACTTTGTATGGGCGTAGTCTAAATCACTAATAGCTTTACCCCACTGACCAAGTTGCCCTGCCATGCTTTGTATATCTTTGCCGGCGTTAATTGCGGACTTTATGCCTTTAAACGCAGTTGACGCTAAACCTATTGCTGTTATCGGATCGATCATAAACTTATACTACCTTATATGTTTCTGGTCCAATCACTAGAAGTAATATAATATAAAATAATATATGCTTAAAGTATTTATAAATAAATCGTGTTTAAAAGGAATTAATTATGTTGAATAAAAAACCTATTATGCTAGTACTAGGTTGTTCGTGGACAGATACAAATTTTTTAAGTACATTAAAACATTTGCCAGATGATCGCCGCGGCGGTTGGCCGATGTGGGATTCGTATGTGCAGAATAAATTAGAAGAACGTGACGGCATTAGGTACGAACGCATTAACTTGGCATTATGCGGTAAAAGTAACCAGCACATACAGCGTGACTTTTTTAGAGCCGTATCAATGTATGGTGACAGAATAAAGTATGTGTTTGTTGGAGGTACAAAATTCAACAGATATATGGGTCCACACGATAATGCGTCGATAAATATCGATACTCATAATTTTTTTACAAACCGCAAAGGGGCCTGGGCCAAAATAGAAAGTTGGAATGAAAGAGCTCCTGGTATGCGTGATTATTGGCAGTGGCATATAGAGAATGAACTGTTCACTGCTCAAGGCATCAAAGCCAACGTAGAAAGAAATACTGGATACATGGCATCTATTTTACACACGTGTGAAGGTATGGGCATAAGTTTATTTTGGGCGCAGCTGTTAAAACCGATGACAGATTACAATCTTTATAAGGAGCTTATTGCATTAGGAATAACACCAAAATCTGATTGGAATCCGTCATCAAATTCGTGGAAAGCACGGTATACCAGCAATGTATTACAAGCATTTTTAGAATCTCCGCATTTCAATGTATTAGAAAAGCACAGACGACAATTTAGTGGCTTGCCTTTTGTTGGACCAGATGCAAAAATATTTGAAAATATGAAGCAAGATCAAAAGCATCTGTTTATAGATAGGACGGCTAAAGATCCTAATGAACGAGACGGCCATCCGAACGCATATGGCCAAGAGTGTATCGGCAATTACATATGGGAGCAATACTGTGAAAACATGGATAAAGTATAAAATACTGTATTTAAGACTACTTTTCTCGCGCAATAAAAATACTGACAATGAGGATGACGATGTTTACATATACGAAGACTAAACCAATCATTTTGGCTATTGGCGATTCGTTTACTGATCCTAACTTTAAATCACACCTTCAAGATATTCCTGATGACAAGCGCGGCGGATGGGATATGTGGCCCGATTACATCAAACAAAACATAGAACGCCACACAGGCGAAAAACATATATTGGTTAACACAGGCAAATCTGGAGCGGGCAACAATTATCTATTTAAGAATATGGCCGCGGCTTTTGCCAAATATGGCGATAGAATAAAATACGTGTTTTGGGGCAGTACAGAGTGGCAGCGACACGAAGAATTTTGGACTGGTTCATTTTTAAACATCGCAGCAGACATTCATTGGTATGAAAAATTCTTGTCAACCGGCGATACGGAGCTGTTGAGAGCGCGCCATTGCGATGAAGAAATTATTAAATTGACAGGTTGGTATTACAAAGAAAAATTTAGTAAACCTGAAGCGCAAAGAAGGTTAATAATAAGTGGAGCTCAGCACATGTACCAAGCTCACCATATGGCCAGAAGTCACGGCGCGCAATATTTAGAGTATCCTTTAATAAAGACACTGCCCAGCGTAAATTCCGTTAAAAGTACACTGGCTCGAGTTTTTCCTGACTTAGATGATATAGACGCGCGTGTATCATGGGATGATAAATGGCGGCAGGTCGAATGGTCAAAAACTCCTTACGCAGATTATTTGATGGAATGGAAAGAACATTTTCCAAACAACCAATTTCTCGTTTCAGATGCTCAGGACTGGACAACTGGAAGGAATTTAAAATCTTCTAAAGGCGATATCTGCAAACTGCGAATTCGCCCTGTTAAACCTGGTGATGCTAACAACAGCGGTGGTAAATTTGGAGGCTTAGACAATCATCCTAACGCGGCCGGCCAAAAAGATATTGCAGAGCACATTTGGAAATACTATATTAAAACATTTGCTGACAAATGAATATCAGATTTGATAAGGAGTCAAAAACGACTGCACATGATGGACGGTGCGGTTGGTTTCAACTCTTCCAGGTTTTTGCAAACCCTGATGTATTAGTAATAGAGGCAACAAATCCTGATTACATTAAAATTTGCTATGACGCGTTCAAGCATTTCGTGCCTGGCACACATGATATCGATATTAGACAGATAGATTATAATAACACGACTGCAGCTGTATATGATTATTCTAAGCCAGTTCATCGGGATCCCAATGATTGGGAACATAAGATAACTAAAACTAATAAGAAACGATGGATAACAAGCTCGTGGATGTATGAGGACGACTTAGATAGTACAGACGGCGGTGAACGGACAGTGCGACTGAAGCATAGATCGTTAGATCCACATCTAGCTCCATTGATCGAAACTATGCACAATAATCCAGACTATGTTGATTTAGGAAAATCACGAAGATTTCATTGTTCATATTCGCTGATACGCAAAATGCAGTTTGTACTAGATTCTAAGTTTTACTTTGGTAGCACATGCTCGTGGAGCTCTTGGGCTAAAGCGTGTGGAATTAAAACATACGTATTTTACAATCCGGCTTTGCCATCTGAATATAAAAAAGATTTTGTTGAATTTGATTTACAATTAATTTAAAAAAAGTGCATTTAGGGGGTTTACATCTCGTTTGTAGTATGGTATAAAGAATCATAAACCAGATAGAGGAAATTATAATGGCTTTTATTACTCAAGTTGAAAAAAAAGAACGTGCTGTGCAAATCAAAAAAGTGCTTAATAAGTATGGCTACAAAGGCACTGTCGGTGTTCGTCATCACTCCACGCTTGTTGTAAACCTTAAATCAGGCCCATATGACTTTACAGATCAATACAATGTCAACACTTATTGGATTGACAAACATTACACCGGAATCGTTAAGAACTTTCTTAATGATCTAGTCGCCGCTATGAAAGGCGCAAATTGGTATAACAACAGCGATATCATGACTGACTATTTCGATGTTGCATACTACTGTGACATTAATGTCGGCGTTAGCCATAAAAGTCCTTATGTCGTAACAAAATAAAATTAAGGGGTTTACATCCCCTTTTTTTTATGTTACAAAGGTATATCAGATAAATAAAGGAATCAGCATGTACTATATCAATCAAATCAAAGCTCTTCTTGACTGTGACACAGAAAATGCCGAAGCTGTTTATAACAACATCGCATGGCTCGATCTTAGTGAAATAACTCAGAGCGAATTTAATCGTGAAGTCAAAATTGCTAATATGATTGTTAACTCTTCTGAAGAAGAATTGATTGCAATGTTAGAGGCTGAAGTAGCATGAAAATAGAATTTGAAGGTGTAAAATATGACACTGTAAACGGTGATCCTTTTGATCGAGGATCAGCCGACTCATATTACGGTCGCAGAATGGATCCACACTATTGGCCCAGCGGCACGTATAAAGGTCATCGTGTAGAAGAAGAAGACATGTCTGAAAAAGAAATTGCTGAATATTATGCTGGATATAAGTATAATGAAGAATTAGGTGATTATAAAGACTGGGGCTAATGTTTACAAACGAAATTGAATTTGATGAGACGATCACTACTATTGTATGTGATCGCGATCGCTATGAGGATGTCGCATTATTCATTGATGAAAATGAAGTGTATATGCGGCAATACAACGAAAATAAACCTGGCTGGGACCTTATTATAATGTCGCCAGAGATGTTTGCAGAAATGTTAACGGCACTTCGAAAGCCAGAAGGCTGTTATCAAACGATAGTGTATAAGGAAGAGATATGACATACGAACATATGCAAGTTACGCTTATGCAAATAGGCGATAAGCTTAACGCGGTCGAGAAAAGACTTGCCATGATTGAAGCACGTACTCTTACGCATAACGAAGAACTTCTTTCAATGCGAAAGAACATGGATGCAATAAAAAATGTATTATCTAGTTAAAAATTACATTTAGGGGGTTTACATTCGTTTTAAGATATGGTATAAACTACTTATGATAAATTATAATGGAGTATGTGATACATGATGACCGACCAACAATTAGCTGACCGTAAAGCTTTAATTCGAACAATTGCTGAACGCAAAGCTAAGCTGGCGAAAGTGCAAGCCAAATCAAAAGCACTGCCTAAACGTCTTCCAAAAAAGGCTCGTTCATTTATGGATTTGCCTAAAAACGAACACGTTAATATCAACCAATGGACAGACGCATCAAGCTATGCCCAAGAATATTATGGTGAGGTGAAATATCACACTCAACGATTTGACAATGATTGGAATTAAAATGAATCGACAAACGATAACGACTGCTTTAGAAAGCGGCGTACACACAGTACTTTTTGAAAAGGTAAATGGTGATAAGCGACTTATGCAATGCACGCTTGATCCTACGCTTATGCCAGCAGCCACAAAGGTTGATGCACTGTCACAGACTAAGGTGCGTGAGATCAATGAGGAAGTGGTTGTTTGCTTTGACGTGACTGCAAAGGGTTGGCGCTCGTTTCGCGTAGAAAACCTCGAACAGTTTGACGGCCAGATCATTGCCAATTGATCCTGGTTTAATTGCAGTCGGCGCTGGACTACTATGCGCCGTCTGTGGTTATGGTATAGGAAGCAATGCTCTTAGCCGTAACAACGAAAGGGCAATCGAAGATACGATCATCTATCTTTGCGAAAACGGATATGTCAAACATCGTGAACTAGCAGATGGCGAAGTTGAAATAATTCCGTTAGAAGGTGAAGTTTAGGGTTTACATTTTTGCGTGAACGTGGTACAATTAATCATATATTATGGAGTGAAACATGACCAAAGCTGTAAAAGCCAGAAAGCCTAGAAAACCAATGTCGGCTGAGCAACGCAAAGCCGCCGGAGAAAGACTAGCAAAGGCTCGTGAGAAACGGGCGGCCGCGAATCCTCCACAATATAAGAACGTTCATCCTGCGGTACTAGCTCTACCGGAGGATGATGCGTTCTACTTTAAAAACGTTCGCAAATGGATAGCAACACAACGTGACCTACTATCAGCCGAAAAGAAGCTAATGCGCAAAGAGCCCAATACAAAAGGCATTGCTGGGCGCGTCTCTAATCATGAAGGCTATATTCGTAATCTTGAAAAGTTTTTACGAGATGGTGATTACGTTGATGAATTCTATGGCGAGCATCAACAAATGAAGATCAAATGGCGCTGTATCGCACCTGCTTACTATAAAGACGGTACACAGAAAAGAACACATGGTGTTTTCTACGAAGACATCGGCACTGTTTGGTCAGACTACGAGGTATAATGGTAGAAACACAATTTTTAACTAAAAGCAAGTTCTCGGTGTTAATCGAGAACTCTGTTATTAAAAAGAAAATGTCGTACATTGATGCAGTCGTTGATATCTGTGAAAAGCAAGGTATCGATCCTGAAGATGTACGCAAATTTATATCTGCTCCTATTAAGGATAAGATTGAAGCCGAGGCGATGAAACTCAATTATCTGCCTCGTGGAAATGAGTTAACATTTGAATGAAGCCGCTGCGCAATATAAATTTTATCTTATCTAACAGATGTAATGCAACATGTATTTGGTGTCCTAGTTCTCGGGGCACCAAATTGCAATTTGACATGGATAAAGATTTGGTCTTTAAGATCGTTGATGAGATTTCTGATCCGGCATTTCCGTATGAGATTAAAAATATGCATATGAGTGAGAATGGTGAGGCACTATATCATAAAGATTTTATTGAAATTCTACGATACATAAAAAAGAAATTGCCAAACACCGAAGTTGATATGCTAAGTAATTTTGGACTCATGTCTAAAAAGGTTGCAGAGATCTTAGTAAAGGAAAAACTTTTCTATTCAATTCAAGTCAACGTTGATGGGCACAATCAAGATTCATACGGTGCAGTGAAAGGTATTCCACTCAAATCAGTGATGAAAAATCTAAAACATTTTTTAGAGTTGCGCGCCAAACATTATCCTGAAATGGATTTTGCGATTAATGTAATGCCTGCCTTTGAATATACTGCTACAGTGTTCACTGTATTTAATAAAAATCCTGCTCAAGTAAAACCAGGAACATCAGTGCCATTTAGCTCTCACGAGCTTGTGACACAAATGCTTAAAGACGAATTGGGTGAACACATATATGATTCGCTCACGCTAGTCAGGCATAGTGAATCAGGCTTATGGGCCGAAAGATCTAAATTTAAATCCGGAGAATATGAGTCACAACCCGATTTAAAATGCCCGCTCATATCAGTGATACAAGAAGTGATGTACATAGCACCAAATGGTGATTACTATGCATGTTGCCTTGATGATAATCAGGATCTTGTGCTTGGCAATTTAAAAGAACAAACAGTATTAGAAGTTTGGCAATCACAAAGGCGGATTAACTTTGTTAATCAGTTAAAGATGCAAAACTTTGAAAAGATAGGTTATCCATGTAGTACAGTGGGTGCTTGTCAAAGCGTCTCTATCGATAAGGTCCAATACGAAGAAATGACCAGCGTTTATTCCGATGGTGACGTAATTGTTTTTGAATAAACGTATATATAAGGGTGTACTGCGACGCATGAACGTGGTATAATAATTCAGTCAATACTACAGCAAATAAGGAAACATACATATGTCTTTTGCAAATCTAAAACGTAATAAATCTAACATCTCTAAACTCATCCAAGCAGCCGAGTCTGCAGGCGGTGGTGGCGAAAAGAAAAGCTACGGAGATGATCGTGTATGGAAACCAACAGTAGATAAGGCCGGCAACGGTTACGCTATTCTTCGTTTCCTTCCTGCCGGCGAAGGTCAAGAACTACCTTGGGCACGGTACTGGGATCACGGTTTCAAAGGCCCAACTGGCCAATGGTACATCGAACGTTCTCTTACATCTATCGGCCAAGCAGATCCTGTTGGTGAACTTAATTCTAAACTATGGAACACAGGCATCGAAGAAGATAAAGCTACTGCACGCATGCAGAAGCGGCGGCTACACTATGTGTCAAATGTTCTTGTTGTATCCGATCCTGCTAATCCTGAGCGTGAAGGTAAAATCATGCTCTATCAATATGGCAAGAAAATCCATGACAAAATCATGGATATGATGCAACCAGAGTTTGCAGACGAAACTCCTACAAATCCATTTGATATGTGGGAAGGTGCAGACTTTAAACTCAAAATCCGTAATGTCGAAGGTTATCGTAACTATGACAAATCAGAATTTGCTTCACCAAAAGCTATTTCTGATGACGATACAAAACTTGAGTCTTTGTATAACGGAATGTATAATCTTGGTGAGTTTGAAGATCCGGCTAACTACAAAACATACTCTGAGCTACAAGCTAAACTGCAGCGAGTGCTTGGTGAATCAGTAGATGCTGGCGCGCAGTCAATTGCTC